AGCTTCTCGCCCACCGGGGTGATGACGTCAGATTTGTTGTCGTAAATTTTGTATCGTGCCATTTTGATTTCTCCTTTCATTACGCCGAATAGACATCGACGACATCCTGATATTTGTATGCCGGGCCCTGGATTTTTGAGATACCGCCTGCGAACAGCGCATAATCTCCAATTACAGCAGATGCAAGGCCATACCGTCCGACACTCAAGTCTGGCATAGTCGTCTTGGTTAACGCGGTGTTGTATGCATCCACCGTTGCCACATAGGCTGCATCGCTGTTGCCTTTATAGCCACCTGCAAACATTGCGTATTCGCCCACTGTGGCCGAGGCCAGGGCGGTCTTTGCGCTGCTCAATTCGACGGCAGTGCTTCGGGTCAGCGAGGCGTCGTATGATTCTACTGTGGAGAGGTATTTTCCCGTAGTGTCGCTGTATCCTCCTGCAAAAAGAAGATGATTCCCGATGGTTGCGGCAGAATGGACTGCTCTGTGGCAGCTCAAGGGCGCGGCCTGACTGGACGTAAGAGACGAATCATATGCGCGCACCATCTCCATACCCCCAATGGTTTCAACAAGAGTCGAATCCGAGTTCATGCTGCTGCCGCCGCTAAACACTGCATAACCTCCGACTGTGCCTCCTGCACAGGCGTATACATTACTGGGCAGCGGAGTTGCAGTCGTCCGGGTGAGAGACGTGTTGTATGCATCTACGGCGGACTGCGACATTGTAAATAAGCCATTATTCCTTCTTCCGCCAGCAAAAAGCGCATAGGAACCTACAACTGCTGCGGCACTGTCACATCGGGCAATACTCAGCTCTGTAGCGGTCGTCCGGGTAAGAGATGCATCGTAGACATCCACCGTACCAAAGGACGTGTCTCCGCTTCGTCCACCGACGAATAGTGCGTGATTCCCCAGCGTTATCGCCGTCAATCCTTGCCTTGCCACGCTCAAAGAAGCTGCAGTTGTCCGGGTGAGAGATGCGTTGTATGCGTCCATTATGGCCTCGCCTTTTTTGGCGTCGCTATCATAACCGCCGCCTCCGAACAGGGCATATCCGCCAACTGTCGTTCCGGCAAGGAAGATTCTGTATTTACTCAGCGGTGTCGCAGTTCCAAATTTGTCAGCCTCCGCACTGTAGCACAGCCTCGCCTTGCCTCCGATACCGATGTACATCTTCTTGACCTTGCGGGCCTTACCGCCGATGCCAACGTAGGCTTTTTTCATCTTGCGGGCTTTGCTTCCGACGCCCACATAAACTGCTTTTGCCATATCCGGCCTCCTTTACACGTACACGATGAGCACCTTGTTGGTGGTCAATGCGCTTCCCGCCCCCGGGTCGGTGGTCTGGGCGGCAAAAGTCAGGCCGTTGACCGAGTTGGCCGTGCCGCCCGCAGAGCCGGAACCGGCGTAGTTGTGGGTGTGGGAACTGTTGGCTTTGCCGTTGAGTTTGGTGTTCATCTCGCTCTCGGTGTAGTACCGGTCGTCGTGGGTATGGCTGGACGCCGCCTTGCCGTCCACGAGGCCTTTCAGCACCTTGCCCTGATTTGCGCTCAGACTCTGGTCGGTGGCCGTGCTGGTCAGGTTGTCCTGTATGCCGCGCCAGGTGTTGGCGGTGGGCGGCGTATAGCCCAGGGCCTCCGTCACGTTGGCTTGGGTGATGCTGATGGTGCCGCCGGAGTTCGTGATGTTGCTGCCGGTCTTCACGCCGCCAAGGACGCTGGCCGTTGCTGTCGGCAGCGTGTAACCGCTCACACTGCCGCCGACCGATATGGGACCCCATGCCATAGGTCCATCCCTCCTATTTCACAATGTAATAAACTGCCGTGATGGCAGCTGTCGGCGTCTGCTGCGCTCGCAGCCGCAGTTTTCCTGCAAAGCTTTCGGTCGATGTGAGCCCTGCCGTCAGGGCGGTCTTTGCACAGGTCGGTGCTACCACTACGGCCACACAGTCGTTTGCCGTCAGGCCGGACACCGGGATGTCCAGATAATACGGACATCCCGCAGTGCTGTCGCTCGACCAGCCGCTGGCCGGGATGGTCAAAGACATGATGTTCACCTTATCTGCCTTTGTCTTTTCCATCTCTTCGATGCTCTTGGATGCCTTCTGAGCCACCAGCGCGATCCTGTCCAGCAGCCGGTCCACGGCTTCCTTCAGATGAGCAAGCGTTATCCCCATCTTGTCCTCCTTTAAGAGCCAAACAGTTCATCCAGCATCGCGTTCACTTCGGTGTCGGTCGCCATGCTGGCGGTGATGCGGGCGTCCATGGTCTTTTCCATGTTGGTCACTTTCTGCTTGTCCGCGCTGGTGTAGTCGTTGGTCGAGAGGCCCTTGCCGGCTTCCTTCTGGACATAGCCGCTCAGATCCACTTTCCAGTCGCCCATCTTTTCCAGCACGCCGTCGATGACCATGTACTCGTCGTACTTGTCGGAGGTACCAGCAGTACCCTTCGGGACCATGTAGATGTACTGTGCAGCGTCTGCCGCCTTCAGGTCGATGTCCCCGGTCGAGGCGACGATCTTGCGCTTCAGGTGGTCTGCCGCAGCGACAGCTTTGTTGATGGCGGCGGAGACTTCCGTCTCCGTCTGATATTTCTTGTCGTTCGTCAGGTCGCCCACCTTGGTGGGAGCATTGGTCTCCAGCGCAGATACGCGCTGGCCGAGACCGTCCGTCACATTCTTCTGGCGGCGGCCCAGCTCCTGCAGGTCGCGCAGCGCGGGGGTACGGGTCAAATCATAACTGGCCATGTGTTTTTTCCTCTCTTTCTTTTATCCATTAAAAATTTCGTCAAGCATCCTCTGCACTTCTTCAGCGGAAGCCTGCTGCATCGATGCCGTTCCCTTTGCAAACAGCGTTACAAAGGCACGGATGTTCACCTTCGGGGGGATGGCAGCGTAGAACCGCACACCGCCCTCCACGGTCTGAAGCACAGTCGCAAGGTTTGCTTTTTCGACCTCTCCGGCCGTGTCCAGCGTCAGGGTCCCCATCGGGACGTAAGAGCTGTCGCACCCCTCGATGGCCACGTCGCAGCTGTACCAGTACCGTCCTACGGACTTGGCCATCTCTTTCCAGCCCGCCGCCGGAATGGTCAAATCATAGCTGCGGTAGTAGCCGCCGGTGTAGTCTCGCAGCGTGTCGGTCACGAGATCCTGTACGCCGTCGTAGTAGCCCTGGATGTCCTGGGCTGTCTTCTTTGCCTCGGCGGCAGAGCTGGCCGCATCCGTTGCCGACTGGGCAGCGCGGGCGGCTGCCCCTGCTGCGGCATCTTTCACTTCTTTTACTACATTGTCCTTTACCTCCTGAATGGCCTTTTCGGTTTTTTCCTTTGCGGCGTCTGCGGCAGCATCCGCAGCCGCAGACGCCGCCGGGCCGGCTGATGCCTCCACATTGTTCAGTGCATCCGTCTCGGCTTTGCGTATCTCCGTTACAGCCGAGTCTTTTGCGCCGATGGTGTTTTCATATGCTTCATTGGCCTTTGCAGCGCTCTGTCTGGCGTCCTTTCCGGCCTGCCACGCCTCGTCCTTTGCCTGCTCCACGAGGGCTACCAGCTGTTGCCATGCAGGCACCGGCGGTTCGGGGATGTCCCCCATCGTGCCGCTGTTCATGGCCACGCTGTACTTGATGTCCGCGCTGGTCAGGGTGCGGGTTCCGTCGCTTCCCTCAAAGACGAGCCTGCCGCACCCGGGTGTAGAGGTCACGATGGCGGGTACTTCTATTTTTCCGTCCTCCACGAGCGACGAAAACAGCATTCCCCGCTCTGTGTGCCACAGCGCCCGGATGGTCATTCCCTCCCACTCGCCGGTCTGGGTGATGTTCAGCCGGTATATCCCCCGGTTCCTGCTATAGCCCAGACGCAGCTGGTTGTCACAGCCCGATGTCCGCGCCGAACCCGTCGAGGCGAGGGAGATATTGCGTTCTATCATCAGGAACTCTCCTTCCAGAGCTTTTTCAGCTCATCCACCGCGGGCTGCATCTCGCTGTTCTTGTTCGCCGCCAGCTGCAATATCTGCACCAGCAGCTTTTTCTCTGCGCCAGTCAGCGACGTTCCCTGCATCTCTCCCTCCGCCATCTTCTGTGCCTGCTGGGCGCTGACTGCAGCGGAGTCCGCGCTTTCGCGGGTGTTCTTTACGGCTTCCAGCATCCGCGCCGTCAGGGCGTCCAGTGCATTATCCGTGCTCATTCTTCTCTCACCTCCACGATATTTCCCTTTGCGTCGATAACGGTATTTCCCGGCAGTGTAAAACAGGGGTGCGTCCAGCACTTGTAAAGGTCAGGCCAGCTCATGTTTTCCGGTTCGTTCACCTTGTATCCGCCCCAGTCCAGCTTATCCGGTGCCGTCAGCATCTGCGCCCACACCGCTTCAGCGCACTTGTACAGATACTCTTTCAGCGCACTTCCGGTCAGGCCGCTACCGTAGTCGTTCAGTACCGGCGTCCGGGTCCAGAGGCAGAAATGGAAATAAGTGTTCGGTACGCTCCCCGCCGTTTCGGCATCCGCCGCCAGCAGCGCCAGAGCAAGCTTCTTTGCATCGGCAAAGGTCGAGCCTTCCAGGTGGTAGTATTTCGGGCTGCTGGCCGAAGTGTATCCGTATGACTCGAATCCGAACTCATAGCACGAGGGCAAAAAGACCTTCCGGCTCAGCGTGGTCACCGTGTGGCTTCCTGTATAGCTGCTGCCGCTTCCGGAGTAGCCGGGCGTGTAGTAAAATTTCGTCTCCGTCAGAATGTCTTTCAGCGCCTGTGGGGCGTCCTTCAGGTATTCGCTGTTCAGGTAGACGTCAATCAGGCTGTCGGCATACGTACACCATGTTGTGTTCCATTTTTTCCCGGTGATACCGTGCCGCCGGGCAAGGAGCGTCCGGCCTTCGCCGTTCAGCTCTTTCTCGTAGTCCTGCGCTATGACCACGAATTCTTCCGCCGCTGCCCCGTCCTTTTCCACCAGTTTTGTCACCGCTCCCACCGCCAGTTCATTCAGCATCGGGAGCTTCGCCTCTGCCGTTATGACGATGTTTCCCGTCACATCGGGGATGGAGACGGTCATCTTTTTCTCGTTCCATACGGTGGCTGTCACGTCTTCGCCGCCCATCGTTACCTTGATGGATATGAGCCAGTATCCCTCGTTCAGCGTCAGAGCCGCGGTGTACGCCTTGCCGCTCTGGACGACCACATCCGCCCGGCTCGTGCTCAGCCCGTTCAGCCGGTTGGATACCGCATACATCACGATGGCAGGTCCATCCCCGCCGCTCTGTCCATTCTTTTCCACCGTGACGCTGCACACGGCGCTCTTTCCTCCGGCGGCAGCAGTAATGATGCAGCTGCCGTCCTTCAGGGCTGCCAGCGTGTTCACGGCCTTTCCGTTTTCTACGGCGGTCGTCTGGTCTTTCATCACGGCCAGCGCCGCATTGTTCGTTGTCCAGCTCACCGCTGTCACGGTGGACTGGGTCGGCGTCAAAGTCGCGGTCAGAGTCACAGACTCGCCCTGTTTCAGCTTTACGGACGGTTTGTCCAGCGCCAGCTTTTCCAGCGATACAGCCACCGACCGCACTCTGCGCTGCGCCAGCTTTCCGCCTGCGATGGCCGTCAGGAGCACTGTGCCGCCTTTCACGGCGGTCAGAGTATTTTCCCGAAGCTGCACGATGCCTTCCGGTTCGGCCATCCACTCCACGGTCTGAGGTGCGCTTCCGGGTAGCACCGTGGCTTTCAGGGGGCAGGACTCTCCCACTTTTATGCTCAGCTCTTTGCTGTCCAGCCGGATGCTCTCCACTGCCACCGGCTCTGCCTGCTCCGGCGGGGGGCTGTTCCAGCGCTGCTTCAGCTGCGCTATCATGTCCCATGCGCTGGCGTCGGAGTAACGCATTCCGCTCAGCGCTTCAAGCAGCAGCGCGTGTTCCTTTGCAGCGCATCGGTCGGCCACCCACTGCCGGTATCGGGCGGCTCTCTGTGCTTCCAGCGCTGCCCGGGCTTCCTGCTCAAGCACCAGCTGTAAATATTGATACCGCAGCGGCATCGCCGGTCCGTCTGCGCCAGTTCCCTCGCCGTTTTCCAGCGTCTGGTAGCACACATATTTCCCGGGCATGGTCATCTCGCGCCGGCCTTCGCCGTCCGTGGCCATCAGCATCCAGAGGCCCTGCCGCGCCGTCGTGAAACGCCTGTCCACCGGAGCGTTATTATTTCCATCCAGCAGCATCGGCTGCGGCACAGCCCCGCCCTCCTGCTCGATGTGCAGCGTCACGGCCAGCCCGTCCCACTCTTCCGGCAGCTCGAATTCGAGCTTTTCCACGTATACGGCGCCCACGCCGCCCAGGTACAGCGTCTCCGGCTCCGCCCGCCAGCCTGTCCCGCAAAAATGGTCCTTCACTACTTTTACTTTCACTTTGAAGCTCCTTCCTTTGAGAAAGGCTCCCCTCGCTAGGGGAGCTGCTTTGCAGCGCCGCCGTCAGGCGGACTGCAAAGCTGAGAGTTTTCCTTCCGGTCCGCTGCCGCTCTCAGTAGGGCAAGCACTCTATAAAAAGCCTACCACGTCCCCCGCAGCAAAACTACTGCGGACTTATTCATACAAACAAAAAGAGCAGGCGCCCTGGTTCATTACCAAAGCGTCTGCTCTTATCTTATTTCACCCCCTCCCACCAGTTCTTCTCGTCCTTCGCCTTCTCGGCCTTCTTGTCCGCAGCGCTTACCCACTGCGCAAAGTTCTTTTCCTCGTACAGCGGGTTTTCGTCTGCGTCCTCGAGGGCCAGCAGCTTCTTCTCCAGCTTCTCCCGGTCCCGGTCGCTGCCCGCCAGATACTCCTCCTTCACGGCCTCGGTGATCTTGTCCTTGATGCTGCTTTTCTTCTTGCCTGCCGTCAGCAGCCGGTTGATCTCCGTCTGCACGTCCTCCGCCCGGCCATTTTTCACTTCGTCCAGGAGCGCGTCGTATATGCTGCCGTCCTTGCTGCCCGCCAGCAGTTCGTCTGCCTTGCCGTCCACCGCCTTGTTCACAAGGTCGATGAGCTGCGCCCGCCGGGCCGCGTCCGTTTTGCCCTTGGCCCTGTCTGTCACAGGGGCGACGTCCAGCCCCTCCCGCAGCTTCTCAAATACGGCCTTTCGGGCCTTTTCCTCGGCCCGGGCCTTCCCGGCGTTCCGGGCCTTGGCCGCCGCCAGCACGTCGGCGTCGTACTGCTTCAGCCGCCTTGCCAGCTCGCCGTCCACCTTGTCCGTCTTATTCATCTGTTCCAGTTTCTTCATCGCCGCCGCAGCCTCCTCGCTGTCCCCGCTCTGGATGGCGTTGTACAGCCGGTCGTACTGCCCGGTGGCCGAAGAGGGTGCAGAGTTAAAGCTAAACCCTTCGCCTCTGCCGATGGCCTGTGCATCCTCCCAGTAGCCTTCAAACGCCTGCATCACCTTCCGGATGTTCGCCGCCGGGACGCCGTAGAGTTCAAGGCCGCACTGGATGTCCTTCAGCACCGCCTTGTTCAGCTTCTGGTGGTGTGCTGTCAGCTCTTCCTCGCTCATCTCGCCAGTGTCCGTCCGCAGCAGCTTGACGGTCTTGGTAAAGGCAGCAAACAGGTCGTTCACCGCGCTGATGTTGGTGGCGCTCACCACGTCATAGTCCTTGCCGTCCCGGGCGTTGGTCAGGGCGCTGTAGATCTCCGAGCCGTACAAAAAGTTTCCGGCCGCACTTTCAGTGTACAGGTCGAAAAACCGCTTGCCCACGCTGGCCGCCGTGATGTCGCCGTTCTCGTCCTGCTCCTTGTCCCACCGGTGGAGCAAAAAGTCCGCGCCGATCTTCATGAGGGCAAACACCGCCGTCTGCACGACCTGGCTTGCCGCCGCCTGGCGCAGGCCCTGTCCGGCCCGCTGTACCTCGGCTTTGTTTTCCGCGCTCTGGTCGGCAGCGTACCGCGCCTTCTGAGCCTTGTAGTCGCCCACGGCGTCGGCCAGGATGCCGTAGTTCTGGAATCGCTGGGTGGTAAACATGGTCAGCGTCTTTACAAACTCGTTGTCGCTGCGCTGGATGCCCGCCCGTTGCATGGTGGTGTAGTTGGGCTGCGTCTCCTCGATGACCCGCTGGTACATCTTGTTCACGGCTTCCCAGTAGGCTTCGCTGCCCTTCTCCGCGGCACCCTCGCTGAATTCTGCCGTATGGTGCTCCACATACCGCTTCGCGCCCTCCCACAGCGCCGCCACCGTGATCTCGTCCATGCCGGTGATCCAGCCGGTCACAGCAGGCATGGCTTCCGACGCTTTGGCCACAAGGTTTTTGTGCGCGCCGATGGAGCTCATCTCTCCCCGCTTGGTGCCGCGCAGGCGGTATTGCAGCAGGGCGTCGCCGTGCTGGCGTATCTCTGCTTCCACCGCGGCCCGCTGCTTGCCCGAGAAATTCTTCACGAAGGGCAGCACCGCCGCCATGGTGTCTGCTCCCAGCACAGCGCCCGCCGTGGGCAGACTGGCCGCCTGCGCGATGGCCACGCCCGGGTTCACGGTCAGGATGGCCCCGGCGTAGTTGCCCCGCATCCGGTCGAGCGCCCGGCTCATGGTGCTGCTGCGCTTGCGCCGCGTGGTCTGCAGGTCGGTCAGCAGGTCGTTGATGTAGTTTACCGTCTCCTTTCCCCACTTCTCGCCGATGATCTTGTCCTTCAGCACACCGATGCCCTCTGCCGTCTCCACGGTGCTGTTCAGCACCCGCTGCACGTCCCGGATGGGGGCCGCAAGGCCCGCATAGGCTGCCGTGTCCCGCAGGCTCCGCTTTACCACGTTCTGGCACTCTTCCAGCAAAATGGGCTTGTCACTCTTCACGCGCTCCTTCAAAAAGCCCCTGCCCTCGATGGTGGCATCCATCTTCACGCCCTCAATCTCCGTCGCCAGCGTGCTCCGGTCTACCGCGATGGGGTAGTAGTTCTTCACGGTGGCCCGGTCGTAGCCCAGCAGCTTCATGCTGGTCTCGTTGATGAGGTTCGTGGTGTACCGCCCGAAAAATTCCTCCATGTCCTTGCACCAGTTTCGGTCATAGTCCGTCATGGCGTCCTGTACCGTCTGCAAAATGGTGTCGGCCATCGGGACACCATCGGCGTTCACCAGCGTCCCCAGCATCACGGTCTGGCTGCGCTGGTAGGCTCTCTCGATGTTGCCCTTGGCGTACTGGGCAGCGTCCGGCAGGGTCAGTCCACCGGTCATCAGGTGGTGGCGGCTGTCCTCGTTGCGCAGCAGCATGTACAGGCTGCACAGCTGTGCGTGGTTCAGCGGCACGGCATTGCCCTTGCTGTCCTTCAATCCGATGTCCACCAGCTCCGCCCCCGGCCCGGCAAAAGCTTCCACCTCTTTCAGGTGTTCCTTGCCGGTCACGTTGGCAAACAGGCTTTCGCCTTCTACCAGGATCTCCGTCTGCCGCCGCTGGCCGTCGTTCAGCATCTGCCCCAGCTTCTCCATCTGGCCGTTTTTGGTGTAGCCGCCCAGGCGCCGGAACATTCTCGTGCCGCCCAGCATGTCCAGCTGGTAGCGGTTCATCGCGCCCTTCGCCTTTTCGAATTTCTCTCCGAAGCCGTTGCCCTCCGAGTTCAGCACCTCGCGGGCGGCCTTCATGGCCATGCCGTCCACCTCTTCTGCCCTCGCAAGGCTCAGGGTCTTGTTCTCGGTCCGGATGATGTGCAGTGTGCTGGCCGTAATGGCCTTCAGCATCCGCAGCTGATCTACCGTCATGGGCAGATAGGTGCGGTTCTCCGTCTCCCGGATGCGCTGGCGCAGCCGGTCCCGCAGCTGTTCGGCCTTGTCGCCGTCCGGCAGGGCCTTGGCTTCTTCCAGCTGCTGCCGCAGCCGGTCGAGCTTTGCCTGCTTGCTGGCGTTCATGTCGTCCCGCAGTGTCTGGATGAGGTTTTCCACGCCGCTGTTCTCCCAGTCGGCGTGGATGCTGACGTCCATCTCTCCACTGCGCCGGATGCTGTCCTGCAAGGCGGTCAGCTTGGTCAGGGCGTTGTTGTTCAGCACTGCCGTGTCTGCCAGCTTCGCCACCTCAGCGGCCTGCACGATGAGGCTCTTCTGCACATATTTCCCGGGCTTCGGTCGCAGCACCATCTGGTTGAGCTGGGCGGCATTGTTCCGGATGCTCCGTTTCAGTTCGTCCGCCTTCCGGGCGTCCCGGGCTTTCTGCACCCGCTTTTCGGCCAGCGCCTTGGCCACGGCAATGTCTTCGTCCCGCTGCTGGCGCGCCGCCTCGATGGCAATGGCATTCCGCTTGGCCTGTTCCTGCTGCCAGGCTTCGGCCTTCCGCTGGTTCTCCTGTTCCCATTCCAGAATGTCGTTCTCCTGGAAGATGAGCTGCCGTTCCGCCCGGTCGGCTCTCTGCTGCTCTCCGGCCACCTGCCGGGAAAGGTCGTTGATCTGCGAGCGCAGCTGCTGCCGCTCCAGCTTTATCTCATCCAGCATCTCCTGCCGGGCCAGCTTCATCCGTTTTTTCTCGGCCTTCCATTCCCGGTCGTAGGCTTCCCGCAGGGCGGTCAGCTTCTCGTCGAGGCCCGCCGCCGTGCTCACCTGTGCGCCCAGCGTTTCCAGATTCTCGTTGAGCTGCTGCTCCGCCCGGCTCACACTCTTGACCTCGTCGCTCTGGCTGCGGCTGTTGGCCCGCATCCGGTCGGCAAAAGCCTTCCGCTGGGCCTGCTGCACGCTCTTCAGTCCCTTCGTCACCTCAGCCGCCCGCTCCTCGTTTCCGGCAGCCATGGCGGCCACCTCCCGGTTATGCTTTAAGATACCCTCGAACACCGCCTCGGCGTCGGTCATCTCCGGGTGGCTCATGATGTCGCCGATCATCCGGCCCGCCAGTTCCACCTTTGCGTCCTCGTATTCGGCAGCGTCCGCAAACCGGCTCATCATCCGGGGCTTGATGGTGTCGTGTACGTTCATCAGCACGTCGAGCCATTCCGTGCTCTCCATGCTGGCTGCGCCCGCCACGCCCGCTTCCTGTGCCGCCGAGCGGAAGAGTGCTGCCGCGCTCTCCTTCACGCCGCCCACGGCCCGGGTGTCGTTCACGATGGCCTCGTACTGTTCCGCCGGGTTGCCGTCCCGGTATCCCTCTGCCTGCCGCAGCTTCACGCCGTGGCGCCGGGCCTCGGCGACCGCCTCTGTCCAGCTTCCGTACCGCTTCACAAGCTCGGCCTTGGCCTTGCCGTTCTTGTCTACCGTGTAGGTCAGGTCATGCAGGTCGGGGTACTGGTTCCACAGCTCCGTGTTCCGGTAGGTGGCCTCATCCAGTACCTCGCCCGCCAGCGTCTCGGCCAGTCCCTGCGCCTTGGCCATGTCCGCGCCCTCCGAGCGCAGATACTCCACCAGCGCCCGCGTCTCGTTTGCCAGCTTCGTCCGGTCGGCCCTGCTGCCGTTGGTCTTCGTCCATCGGATGGCGAGGCTCTCGAGGGCAGCGTCCGAGAGCCGGGTGTTCTTCGTCAGGCCGAAGAACTGGTTCAGGGTGTCAAAGGCCGCAGCCTTTTCTGCCAGTACCCGGCTGGCCTGCCGCTGCTGGTTCTGCTTGGCGTCCCGGTCGGCCTGTTCGGCCCGCTGGTAACGGAATCGTGCCAGCTCACTCTCTGCCGGGAGTTCCCCGGTCTTGTAGTATTCCCGGATCTCTCTTACGACCTTGTCGGCATCCACCTTCCCGCTGTACTCCTTGCTGGCAGCCACCCGCCCGTCGGTGGTGGAGATGTCGATGGTGAAACGCCGTTTCTCGCTGCCCAGCTGCTCCACCATCGCGCGGATCTGTCTCAGCTGCTGTTCGGTCGGTGGAGTCTTTGCCGCAATGTCAACGCCCGGGGCCTCAGCCATCACACGCACATTGCCATCTGCCAGAAACTTGTTCAGGGCCTCCGTGCCGTTTGGCACCTCCGCCGGGCCGAACACGTCCAGTATTTCTCTGTGGTCAGTGTCCCAGGTTCCGTCATTCTGCGCAAAATTCAGCATCCGGCCATCAGGCAGGATGTACCCTGCCCGTTCAAAACGGTCTGTCGTTCCAAACTGCTTCACGGCCAACTTCCGGCGGTACTCAGGCTTTCCGCCCGCCGCCTTGGCCTTGGTATCATACACCTTCTGCTGCTCCTGCTTCACGGCCTGTCGGGCGTTTTCCACTTCGGCCTGTGCCTGCCGCAGCTTATCGTTCACTTCGCCGATGCGGCTTTCCAGTTCTGCACCGCGCCGGTTGAACTCCTTGCGCTTTTCCAGATAGCTTTGGTACTCTTCGCTGGCCCTGAATGCCTTGCCCTTTTCCGAGAACAGGCCATAGGCTTTTTTCTTTTCTTCGATAGCCCGCACTTCGTTGCTTTCCTGCCAGTTTGCACGCTCTTCCTTCAGGGCGCGGCGCTGACGTTCCAGCTCCCGGCTTTCTTTCTGAAGCTCACTCTGATTTCGCCGGGATTCGCTTAGCTGGAACCTCACCGTTTTCTTCACAGCCTCGTCGGTTCTCTTGCTTTCGTCGGAGGTTCGTGCTATACTTTGTTTAGAAGCCTCCGGCAATCTGCTGGCATCATGACTTTGTGTTTTGGTGACGGTTCCACCGGAGGCTTCTACCGAGACCTCCGGCCCGCTGCTCCTCGAATCTTCGGATTCTATGTGGGCTTTGCCGGAGGTCTCTATTTTTATGGGCTTAATGTCCACAATATCATAGAATATCTCCCGCTGGTCCGTTTTGATGGCCGTCAGCACATCCGCCTCATAGGCGTTCTGCCCGACTTGGATCTTGATTTTTCCCCGGTTGAATGCTTCCGCATTCTTGTGGTTCGCAGGCTCACGGTATACTTCGTCTGCCGTCCGAATGATCTCGTCCAGATTGGCTGCTATCCGCATTTTATCTGCATAGGCATTTGCGCTCTCCCACTGCAATGCTTTCGTATACTTTGACCAGACAAATTCTTTGCGGCTTTCTTTCGTATTTTCAATCGTCCAGTCGTTCCGCTTAAAGCCGTTCGGAAAACGCTCCTTGATAGCCTGCTTGACCGTAGACTTCCACTCTTCCTGCGGGACATCCTTCAGAATATCTTCGTCGATTTTGATATAAGTCTCTCCGGCCTTATCCTTCAAAATCGAAAATCGTACCCCCTGTTTTTCCGCCGCGCTCTCGGTCTTGAGGGCTGCGGCGTTTTCTTTTGCCGCCCGCAGGTTGTCCATGGCCTTTTCTGCGTGGGCGAAATACTCGTCCTGTAAGGTGCGCTTTTCGGCCTCGGCCAGACGCTTCGCCTTCAGGGCGGCGCGGTCGTCCGGGTCTGCGGTCAGCACTTCCTTTGCCCGGCCGATAAGCGTGTCCAGCATCTGCCGCACCTGCTCCATCACCTTGTGGATGGCGCCGCTCTTGCCTGCGTTCTTCTCTGCCTGCCCGCGCTGGAACGTCACCCAGCGCTTGAAGCTCTCCTCGCTGTCAAAGATGCCCCGCCATGCGTCGGCCACCAGCTCCTCCGCTGCCTGCTCATAGGTCAGGCTCTGGGCGCTGTAATCCCGCAGTTTCGCCCGGATCATCTCGTCCAGGCTTTCGTAGCCACTGCTCTTCGCCAGATATTCCAGCGCGTGCTCCTGCAAAGTCCTTGCGCCCTCGGCGTCCAGCGCGTTGTACCAGTGGTAGTCCTCGTGCAGCACGGTGCCGAAGATGTCCTGCGCGTTGTCTCCGAAGAAGATCCGGGCCGTCTCGGTGTCCACATAGGCCCTGATGCTCCGGTCGTTCTGCAGCACATTGTACAGGATAGCATCCGTGCCGGTGGCCGCTGCGTTCAGGCTGATGATCTGGCTGGCCGGGTCGCTCTCCTGCCGCATCGTACCCTTGGCGTATACCTCGCCCCTGCCGCTGGTGCTCTCGCTGCCAAGCGCGCCGCCCAGTTCGGTCATCTTTTCGGCATAGAGCATCCGTTCGCCCTTACCCTGGGTGTAGGCGATCTCAAGGGCCGTCCGCCCGGCGTCGGTGCTCAGGATGTAGTTGATGTCCGCCGCCGTGCCGCTCATGCTGCCCGCCAGCTCCAGCGCCTGCGCAAAGGTGGCAGCGCCGCTCCGGCCCAGCCGGTACAGCGGCGACGCTGCGGCCGCATACCGGTCAGCGTCCACCCTGTCCGGCATATTTTTGCTGATGGTCTCGGCTGCCTTGTCCGTCACCCGCCAGCCTTCCAGCGCCCGCTGCACCTCGGCCTCCCGCTGGGTCTTCGGCGCTTCCGGCCGGAGTCCCAGAGTCTCCCGCAGCGGGGCGTTCTCGTAGCTGTCGGTTTCACCTACAGCGGCAGCCGCTTCACGCACGTTGTCCGGCGCAGCCGTTTCCGGCATGACATCGGCGGTTTCTGCGGGAGCATCCTGTACTGTCTGCGGCACACTCGCAGCTTCGCTGGGCAGCTCTGCGCTCTGTACGACAGGCACCGCTTCGCTTTTCGCCTTCTGCTGTGCGGCGATCTCCCGCAGCATCCGGCGGGTCGCGCCCGCAGTGTCGGGCAGCGTCACGCCGTAAGCCTGCTCAAAGGCCGCACGGTTTTCCCGGTTCTCGGCGTTCGGTGTAAACAGCCCGATGGTCCTGCCCGTCAGGCTGTCGCTCGCCGCCACTTCGGCAAACTGCCGCACCGCCGGGTTTTCCGACTGCGCAGCAGCCTCGTTTACGCTGCTGTTTACTCCTTCCGTCTGCGCCTGCGGCGCATCCGCCCGCTGCATACTTTCAGTGGAGTTCCGTTCTCGCGCGGCGTCAGCCGACGGGAACGGTGAGAGGTTTTCTTCCTGCCCGCTGATGTTTTCAGTGGCCGCAGGCGAAGTCGGCTGAGAGGGCTCCGCTGCCCGGGCCTCCCATTCCTTCTGCTGGGCGGCAGCCCGCTTCATCCGGTCCGTCCGGTCGTAACGCTCCGCCTCCCTGTCCAGCGCTTCGCTCATGCTGTGCAGCCCTGAGCCCACAGCGCCGCCCAGCGCGCCGGACGCACCGCCGGAGAGTCCGCTTTCCAGCGCGGTCAGGAAGGTGTCCTTGCTGAAGAGGTTCTTCGCCGCCTCGCTGTCCCCCAGCGCAGCGTCAATGGCCATGTCCGCATAGGTCTCCGCAAAAGCCTGCATCGAGTTGTCGATGCCGCCCGAGATGGCCGCAGCCACCGCCGGGTACCGCTGCGCCAGCTCCGAGCTGCCCGCCAGCCCCTGCACCCAGTCCGCGATCTGCCCGGCCATCGTGTCCTTGGCGTAGTCCGAGCCCATGGTCTTTGCAAGGTCGGCTGCGCCCACCGAGTTGATGGCCCAGCCTGCACCAAACTTGGCGAGGCCGCCGCCCAGGGCCTTACCGGCGCTTTCGCCCTTCTCCGCGCTCTGTCCCATGGCCTCCGCCGCGCCCTGGGCGCTCAGCATAGGCAGGATCCACGCAACGCCATCGCCACCTGCTGCAATGGCCAGATTCTCCGCCGCGCTGGTCACAGCCCCCGCCACGGCCCGCTGGGCCGGGCTCAGGCCGCTCTGGGCCGCCGCCGTCAGCTTCTGCCCGCGGTCATAGAGCCGGTAGCCCACGCTCTGGTTCTTGTCGATGCCGTCGCTCACTTCCAGCCCCGCCAGCTTCTGGCGCATCTCCCGGATCTCCTTGGAGTTGTACCCCATCGAGATCAGCTCCCGGTTCCGGCTCTCCGGCCAGGTGGGCTTGTAGTCCATGTCTATGTCGGTCAAAAGGTTGAAAAGGCTCTGAGCGTGCTCGTCGCCCTTCACCTCCTGCTCTACCTGTTTCCAGTTCTTCAGGGTGGCGTCGATGTTCTTTCCCGCCTGTACGCCGTACTCCGCGCCCAGCACCGGGGCAGCGGCCACCGTGTCTCCGATGCCGCCGATGGTGTTCGCCGCCCGGCGCACATCCCGCTGCCATGCGGGGATGGCGTCCAGCGCAGCGTTCATCTTCCGGGCCTCGTCGATCTGTGCCTGTGTCCAGCCGCCCTTTTGGATAAGGTCGGCGTCCGTGTACGCGCCGTGGGTGTTGTCCACCCGCCGCACCGCGTCGGCCAGATTCTTGTTGTCCCCGGTGTCCATCCACTGGTTGATCCGGTCGAACTCGTCCGGTACGCTGTCCTTGGCAAAGCTGGCTCTCAGCTCCTGCGCCCGGCCGGTGCCGTAGGCCATGGCCCCGCTGCCCACGTTCTCCAGCACGTTCCCGCTCTTCGCAGGTACGCCCCACTTCCGCCCCATGTCCAGCGCCTTTTCAGTGGCCGCAGGCGCAGCCTGACTGAGAGGTTTCTTCCCGGTCGATACTCTTCCGGCAAGGCTGGTATCGTTCCTCGCATCCACCTCCCCCATGTCGCTTATGTGCCGCTCGGTGTACTGCTGTAAGGCTTTGTCCCGGGTGCGCTGCTCCGGTTCTGCCTGACGTTGTGCTTCCTTTTTGTCAAACTCCCGGCTCCACTGGCTCAACTGCTCCTTGGTGACGCTGCTCTTCTTTGTGGTGGTGTTCTGCGCAGTGCTGCCCGCCCCACTCACCTTGTCCGGGTTCTTTGCGGCAAATTCCCTGCTCCATTGTGCGAGCTGCTGTTTGGTTACTGCCATTTGTTTGTCCTTTCTGTCTTACCCTGCCAGCTCAAAGGCTTTCCAGATTTCGTCGTCCGTGTATCCCTGATACTTCAGGCTGTCAAAAATAGTCTGATCATCCGAGCCGTGGTTCCTCTGGCCCTTGATGGCGTTCGCCGCCACCTGCGCCCGCTGCGGGACACTCGACTGGCTTGCTGTTCTTCCGGTGCTCTGGTTCTGTCTGTTACTTGTCCCAGTACCCCACTTGTTTGCCGGGTCTCCTTTCCAGCTCTGCCCCGTCAGACCTCGGTTCGTCTCCAACAGGTTCGGGGTGTCGTCCTTTATCCAGCCCGCATCCGTCAGCGTCCGCTTGTAAAAATCGTACAGCGGCTCATTTCCCTTCATAGAGGAAAATGTCTTTGCCATACTTTGCAGCTGACTGTTCGTCCAGCTGCTCCCGCTGCCTTTCGTTCCGCTGCTCCTTCTGCCCGAAGAGCTGCCCGAGCCGCCTGCGCTCTTTGTTGCCAGCGTCGTTGCAAGCTGCCGTCCTGCGATCGTCCTGTAATTTCCCACAGAGTTCGGATCCAGGCCGTACAGTTCCAGCACCGCCCGTGCAGCCTCGTCGCTGCCGCCGCCTGCCAGCCCGGCTGCGGTCGTGAGCGCACCCGCCTTGTCTGCGCGGGTGATGGGTGCGCCGCTGTAATTGTCGAAGATTCCAGTGTCCAGACCATACCGGCCCAGCACGGCGTTCGCGGCATCGCCCGCCCCCTGCTGGTACAGGTTGAACGCCTGCTCGTAGGCATTCAGTGCATCGCTCTGGCCGGTGCGCTCTTTGTTGTACTCCCACTGTTCCCGGGCAAATTCGTTCTCCCACTGCTGCTGGGTGTAGCCCTTGTAGGTGTCGTAGGCCGTCAGCCCGGCTTTGCCCACGTTCTTGGCCATCTCCCACAGGTTCGAGAGGAAATCGCTTTTCTCCTGCGCTGCCTGATCTGCCCGGCTCTTCTTGTAGTCCCGCCAGTCCTGTGCATTGGCCACGGCTCCCTGATGCTCCGCCGCCTCGAGGCTGTCCTGATTCTGCAGCGCACTCAGCAGCCCCGAGAGGCCGTTCTGCTTCAGCTGGTACATGGTCAGGGCCTTGTCCCGCAGTCCGGCCAGCCCGTCGTCCACGTTGGCCATGGCCTGCTGGTATCCCTGCCGGGCCACGCTGCCCGCATAGCTCGAGCCGTACCCGCCGCTCAGCGCAGCCGCACCGGCAGCGGCATTCTCAGCCGCAGCTCTGGCGTTTGCCTGAGCACCGGCCCGGTACTGCCGGTAGAGTTCGCTGTCCGTGCCTACATCATAGCCCGCATTGCTGGCCGCGCCCATGCTGTCCAGCGCCTCATTGATCCGGTCGGTATACCTGCTCTGGTACACCCCCGGCATCGCGTTCTCCGCGTCCTTCAGCGCCGCCTGCGCGTCCTTGTATCTCTTAAAAACTCCCATCTTTCAAATCCTTTCCTTGATTCTTGACTGTCCGGGTTGCGGCTCCCAGCGTCTGCCGCGCTGCCGCTTGCATCCCGCTGGCCGCAGCCCCAACAGCTCCTCCCTGCTTCCTCCACTGGCGGCGGTCGTCGCCGTTGCCCTCGCTAGGGGAGCTGGCGCCGCATGGCGCCTGAGAGGTCCTTCCGAGATAGTGCTCTCCCGGGGAGTTGCTTTGCGCCGCGCCGTCAGGCGTGACGGAGAGGTTTTTGACCGCTCAGCCCCTTCCCGGGCAGGGCGTTTTTCTTTACATGAAAAGAAGGGGCAGCAGGGTCGCTCCCACGCTCACTACGGTGTTCCAAAATCCCGAGCGCCGGTTCTTCTTTGCCTGTGCCTCGCTGGCCGCCTGATTGTATGCGTTCTGGTAGTAGTTGCGCTGGTTCTCCCAGTTCTGGTAGTTGGTCTGGTATTTCTCGTAGTCCTGCGCCTCGGCCTGCTGGTATCCGCTCAGCTGGTTCTGCAGGTCGCTCTTTTTCTGGGTGTACTGGTTCAGCGCCTGGCTGTACAGACTGTTCGTGGCGCTGCTCAGGCCCGCCATGGCATTCTGGTAGGCTCTCTGGCCTGCCTGGGTGCCGTAGCTCGAGCCGTACCCGCCCGAGATGGCGCTGGCGTTGGCCTGCGCGTTCTCATTGGCCAGCTTCGCCTGCCGGGTGTAGCTGTTCTTGTACTGCTCGTAGGCCGCGTCTCGGGTGGGGTCGTAACTGAAACCCTTCATCCCGTCCAGCTGGCCCATCACGCCGTCGATCTTGTCCTTGTACTGGCTGGTGTAGTCGCCCGGCTTCTTTGCTTCCCACTCCTCCAGCTGCGCTCTCGCATTACTCAAATTGCTCATAGTCCATATCCTCCTGTCCTCGTAATCGAGGCCCGCTCTTTTGCGCCCTGTCGGGCCTCAGGTGTTCCGCTCAGACTTCCCCGGCCTGCCAAAGGCTCACCCATTCGGGGGAGCTGTCGGCGCAGCCGACTGAGAGGGCTATTTCAGCTTCTCCTGTAAGTCCCCCGAGAGATTCTCGGTGTCAATATTGCTCAAAATATATTCCAGCTGCTCCTGCATCTGGTACAGATAATTCCTCAGCTCCCGGGCGCTGGCCGTATCCAGCCCCTCCAGCCTCGGCATGGAGATCTTCGAAAGCCCTACGATACTAGCCACGTCTCGGTACACCTCCGTTCACTCTTCCGCCCTCGCTGCTGCTCAGCGTCATGGCGATGCTCCTCACTGCGATCTGCCCTTTTCCGGTCAGGCGCAGCCGCATGGTGTCGTGACGGGTCGGGACGAAGGGCAGGTTCACTCTCACACGCTTCCCTGCGGTGTCCACCCGGCCCATCTCCTGCCACTCGCCGCCGTCGAAGCTGGCCCAGAGCGTCACCACGGTCCGCTCCATCGCGTCCAGCCGCACCGTCACCCGGCTGCAATACTTGTCGTCCGGGCTCCCGAGTCCGATGTCACCGGTCACAGCCTCGTATTCCACCGTGTCCTCTTCGCCGCTGACCTCCCGGCTTCCGTCTGCGGCCCAGATGGCCTCTTTGTCCCAGAGATAGAGCTGTCGCCCGGTGCTGCACATGGCCCAGCCGGTGGCGTCTTCCTCGTGCCAAAGCCCTTTCTCAGTGTCGTATACCAGCAGCCGCTGCCCGCCGGAGCTTTCGGTGTGCAGATAGTACCGGCCCACCAGCCCTCCGGCGGCGGCTCTCGTCACATGGCTGAGGCGTTCTTCGTCCAGCGAGGCCGACACCTTGGTGGGCAGGCTGCCGTCCCACGCCATGACGCCGTCCATCGAGAGGTAGTACAGCGTCTCGTTGATGACGCAGAGACTCTGGTGCGCACCTTTGGCCACGCCCGAACACTGGATGCTGCTCATCTGGTAGTCGCTGGGCTTGGTGCCGTACAGCTTGTGCAGACCGTTCTCCTTGAAGAAAAGCACGTATCCCATGCAGGTGGCCGCACCGGTAAAGGCCCCGTCGCTGCCCACGGTCACGGCGTAGCTGTCCGCTGCCGTTCCCCGGTAGGAGAACCAGTTGGTGGCGTCGCCCAGCTTGCAGGCATAGATGACGTTTTCGGTGCTCGAGCAGCCCCATACACGGTTGTTGTGCTCCGTCAGCCAGTCGAGGTTCGGCACCCGCCGCTGGGCCGTCACGTCCGGGAAAGGCCCGTCGAAGGTCTGGGTGGTCTTGCCGTCCATGGCCGTCCACACCACGCTCTGGCCTGTCACCACGCAGGTGCCGTAGTACAAAACGCTCTCGATGTCCGGCGCGATGGAGAGGATGACCGAGTCTCCGGCCACGTCGTCCACCACTACGTCCCCGCTGAAATCAGAAGAGTAAGCATTCTTCACCACAGACGGGATGCCCGTCAGCGTCACAGTGTCCCCGGCTTTGAAAGCTTCGCCCAGCCCCTTGCAGGTCACGCGGCAGTAATTCAGTAGGATGTTCTGCCAGCCGCCCGCCGTGCTGTAAAGCTTCAGGGCGTCGCGGTAGCTCCACGGGGCGTCTTCGGCCTGTTTGAGCCAGACATCGCCGTTCTCCGGGCTTTCCGGTTCGGTCGCACCGAACAGATTCGGCGTGTACACTACACCGGCAGCATCGCAGGGGGTCACGGTCAGACTCACTCCGCCCTGCTGCCAGCTGGACCCCAGCGCACTCAGCGTTCCGCTCGCAGTGTCAAAGGACATCTTGTCCGGCCAGATGAGCACCTTGGTCCCCATGCCCACCAGTCTCTTTTCATTGTCGCTCAGGGCGCCTTTCAGCTCCACAGCGGCGCTGCCGTCATCCGGGGCATACCGCAGGGTCGTGCCTTCCACGGTCAAAAGGCCGTTCAGATGGTACATCCCATTCATCCCGGCTGCTTCCCGCACCTTCCGCCGGGGCTTGCGGGTCTCGAGTGCCGGGTATCCTCGTGAAGAAAAGTTTTTCTCTTCGCTCAGCTCTGCCTCGCTGCACGCATATCCCTCATTCAGCCCGCCGAATACCCGCAGCAGCTGCCGCTGGCTGTTTATCTGGTTCAGATTCGTCACGTCATCAGCCTCCCGCCGCCTGCCGGCATATAGTTCCGCCTCACCCACACCGCAAACTCCTGCACATAACTCGTGTAGAGCTGCAGCTCATTCGCCGCCCGGGCCGTCTCGCCCAGTGCAAGGTCCATCTGCGCAGCCAGCCAGTGCGGATAAAGTGCTTCTGCCGCACAGCAGGCCAGCAGCGGGGTGTCATATTCCAGCCCGTCGTTCCACAGAATATCCGCGCCCTTGTCCTCAAAGTCGCCGCCGGTCTGGCTGCGCTCCACGATGTTCCGGCGCATCCCGCTGTCTGCCTGCCGCAGCCATAGCTGCTTCAACTGGTTCTCAAAATGATTGTTCGGCCTCAGCTCATCCGCCATCTTTATCGCTTCGCCTGCTGTCATAAAAAAACCTCCAAAACAAAATCCCCCGGCGCAGCAAGCGCCTGCAAGCTGTACCGGGGGAAATATCAAATGGTCATCATCTGGGTTCCGGCCGCCGCCTGCATGGCCTGACTCTTCCGGGCCGCCTCGGCGTCCTGTTTGATGCTGTGTTCCAGCACCTCGGCCACAGCCTTCGGCACCTTCACGTCCATGCCGCGCTGGATGAGGTAGCTGTCGCCGTTGACGCCCACGAACACCGGTGCCGAATAGCGGTCGTCATCCTTGAACAGGTGGATAGTCACCATGCCGTCGTCCTTCTCTTCGGTCGCTGCCTCGGCCTTCTCCACAGTCTCCACCGCGTTCTCCACGGCATCCGCCGCAGCAGTCTCTTTCTTAGTCGCCATAGTATTTCCTCCTTAGTTTGCCTTCGCCTTCGCGCTGTACTTCGGGCTGATGCTCTCGATGCGGACCATGTACTGCTCACACAGACGTTCCGCAGTCTTGATGGCCTTCCAGCCCACGGATGCGCGCTGGTTCAGCGGGTCTTCGCCCGCACCCAGCTGCTTGACGATGTGCTGCAGGCCGCCGCCCTCCACCTCGGTCACAGCGTAGGCATGAGCTGCCAGCACCAGAGTGCCAAACACGGCCAGACCGCTCGGGCAGCCGCTGCCGGTCCAGATCTTCGCCTCGCTGGTCTCGATGAAGCGCACACCGGCCAGCTTGCCGATCTCACCGTTGTAGATGTTCTCAGGGGCAGCATACTTGTGGACGTCGATCCACTCCGGGTTGCGGCGCAGATCATAGGCCACATAGGGGTGGACGATAGCCACGTAGCTCTCGCCGATGGCGTCGGCATTCTGGGCTTTCAGGGCAGTGGCCGCCTGGTCGATGAGGTCGGGCGTCAGCACACTGGCGGTGGTCAGATTGGCGCGGCTGGTCACGGCGGTGTCGCCAGCCGGCGCGTAGATGACGTTGGTGCCGCCTGCCAGCACCTCGCGGGTCACGGTGTCCAGCGTGCGGCCCGCCTGGGACGCCAGTACCTTGGTCGCCTGGGTGATGTTGTTGTCGATGGCGGTCAGCTGCAGCACGTCGGTGATGGCTGCCCAGCCGCCGTACTGCTTCACGGTGGCGGTCATGGGGGTGACGGTCAGGGCCTGAGCATTGGGGGTCACGCCCTCGGTCAGCGGCTCGGTGGCCTTGGGCAGGCTCTCGTACTTGCGGAACTCGATGGTCTTGCCGTTGTTGGCCGGGATGGGATACTTGTCGCCAAACTGGTCATGCACCAGCAGCGGCTCTGCCTGGTCCAGCAGACGCTTCTCGTAGTAGGTCTTCATTTCGGCGCTCATGCCAGTCGCACCGGTGTGGTTTGCAGGCTGTGCAAACAGCTGCAGATTCATGTGGATTTTCATTTGTGTTCTCCTTTCGTGTCTTGCTTTATTGAGAGCTGCCATTTCCTTTGAGAAAGGCTCTCCTTTCCAGGAGAGCTGCTCTGCAGCGCCGCCGTCAGGCGAACTGCAAAGCTGAGAGGTTTTCTTCCGGGCAGCGGCAGCTTCCGGTTAAAAAGTGATGATCTGCCCCCGCATGGCCCGGCGTTCCAGCTCTTCGCACTGGGCAGGCGTCAGCTTGGAGACGTCGGTCTTCAGCACCGCCGCACCGACGGGGTTCGTGCCGTTCTCGCTGGGCCGTGCGCCCCGCTGGCGGATACGCTCCACCACGCCGCTCTCCGTCTTCTTGGCGGTCTCAGCAGTCTTCCGGGCCATGATGTCGTCAAAGTAGCGGGCCTTGTAGGCGTCCTCCATCTTCACGCCCAGCTTGAGCATCTGGGCAAAGTCCGGGTCAGCCAGCGCCGTCTTGATGTCGAAGTCCGGGTCTTCAGCCCGGATGCGCTCCACGGCGGCGTCCCACTCCTGCTGGATGGCTTCCATCTTGGCGGCTTCCGCCCGCTGCTGCTCGGCGGCACGGTGCTTGGCGTTCTCGCTTTCCAGCGCGTCCATCTCCTTGGCCAGCTGGACGCTGATGCCCTTCTTCATGGCCATGTCTTCGTAGTAGGCGTCGTCCTTCACGACGCCGCCCTCCACCGCAGCGGCCAGTGCCTCGTAGTCGCCGGGAGCAGTACCGTACTTCTGGCCCAAAGCGTTCAGGATACGCCCCACCGGCCCCTGCTCGTTCAGGATGCTGTCGTAGGCTTTCTGGGTGGCCTGCACGATCATCTCGCCAAACTCCCGGTTGTACTCGCCCCTCATCAGTTCGCCAAACGCTTTCCGGTGCTCCTCCGGGTCGGTGCCGCTCTTGTCTGCCGCACCGTCCTGTTCCTCGCCTTCAGCAGCATCTTCCTCCGCGTCCGACTCTTCCGCCGGACTCAGCATCTCATCCACCTCAGCGGCAGCAGCCTCCCGGCCCTTGCTCTGGGCGGGGGCAGACGCCGCCTTTTCTGCCGCCGCAGGGGCGGCACCATCGCCGCCCTCCGCAAACAGCTGCAAATCGAAAGGCTCCCCCGGGTTGCGGCTCCCGGCGTCTGCTGCGCTCTGCTTGCATCCTGCCGGCCGCGGCCCCAACAGCTCCTCCCTGCTTCTGCCGCAGGCAGCGGTCGTCGCCGTTGCTGCAAACAGCTGCAAGTCCACCGCCGGGCTGCACTTGCAGCTTTTCTTGAAGTTCACATTCTCCGGGTACTGTTCGGCCAACAGGTCCAGACCGTCGGCCACAAGTTCGAACTTGTCCCGCATGAGGACGCTGTCGCCCGCCTCCACATTCACCACCGGGCCGTCCTTACCCTGATAGATGCAGCTCGAGGTGTGTTCGTCCTCCGCAGCGCTGTACGCCAGCGTCTGCATCAGGCAACTCACCGCAGCACATACGATGTCCTGTCCCGCCGGGGCATACCCCGCGTGGCCCTCGGCCCTCATCGTCAGCTTCCCGCCCTCCGGGTCTGTCACATAAATAATTTTGATCATGTTACCCTCCGCTCGTTCTTATGTCACTTATTCGGGTCATTGATGTTCATCGCCCTCTCGGCTGCCTTCGTGGCCAGCGGGTTCGTTCCGCCGCCCACCTGTCCGCCCAGAGAGTTCGTTACCGTCTTTGCGCTGGTCTCTCCACCGCCTCCGCCGCCGGTCATGGCAGCGGCAGCAGCACCGGCCTGTTCGCTCAGGTTCGAGCCGTTCTGCTGGTCGATGACAGCCGCCATCTGCTGGATCTGTGCCATTGCCTGCTGCAGCTGCTGGTACAGAGTGCCGTTCTGGGCCACCCGCTGACGCACCTTCTCGATGCCCTCGAAGTCCATCATGTCCAGACACGCCAGTGCGGCGTCCGCGTTGGCCGGAGCAAAGAATCCCAGCTGGTAGCATTCCTTTGCTGTCTCGTTCTGGCTAAGGCGGCTGAAGGTGCTCTTCTTTGCCGCGCTCACCGTGATGTCGAACACCGGCTCATGGGCACCCAGCTCCACGCCGCCCACGCTCTCCACCGGCTGCGGCCGCAGCATCTGGCCGGAAAATTCCCGGTACTCCGTACCGCCCTGCTGGCCGGTGATGCGGTAGACCCGCTCTTCGTCGTAGAACTGCCGCATCAAATCGATGATGAAATAGCATTCCTTTGCAAAGGAGCGGTAAGAGCTTTTCAGCATATCCCGGCTGAGCTTCGAGCCTGCTTCCTGCAGCGCCGCAATGGCCGAGGCCGCCGTCAGGCCGCTGGTCGCGCCGCCCTGGTTCACGTCCCGGTTTCCGCTGATCTCCTTCAGCTCTGCGACGCGGTTCTGCTGGTAAGCGATGGTGTTGGAGGGCAGCGGAGCGGTCTCCAGCTCCATGAAGCCCCGCTCATCCAGACGGCCCACCAGATGTACCACGTCTTTTGCCGTGTCCAGCAGCTCGTCTTCGTTCACGCCCGCCGTGTCCGAGACGAGGTATCGCTTCTTGGCCGCCGCCAGCGTGTTCTCGTCCATGGCCTGCGTCATCCGGTCGATGGCGTCCTGCGTGTCCTTCATCACGTCGATGTACCCAAAGCCCGCCGGGCTGTTCTCTTCCACAAAGAGCGGGTCGAACACGAAGGGATATTTTCCGTGGTCATAGAAACCGGTCTCGGCCATCTGCGGGTCATTCTCACTGGCGTAGAGCACCACACCGTTGCAGAACTTGCAGTAATGCACCACGGTCTGGCCGCCGGGCTTCTCCCGCTTGTAGTACCAGTCCACCACCACGCTCTTTTCGCTGGTGTCGATGTTCTGGTCACTGACGTACTGCCCCACGGTGATGCCGCTGCTGCCCGCCTTGCCCTCCAGCTGCGGCCACTTGGCCGTCAGGCGGTCGTTGTCGGCCAGTGCCAGCGAGAAGAAGTTGGCCGAGTCCTGGATGTCCTCCACGCCCGGCTCCCAGTAGAGCATCAGAAGGTCCATGCTCCGGATGGCGATGTCCCCAAGGCCCTCCCGCAGCGCCGGGTCCCAGAAAATGCCCTTGACGCCGGTACCCTGCTTGAGCTTACGCCACCAGGTGTCGCTGTACACGCTCTCGTAGTCCGCCTGTTCCAGCACCACCGGCAGAATGTCGGAGAGGAGCCTCGCCGTCTCCTCGTCGTCCTGCGCCCTCGGCAGCACGTTCGGCTCCGGGTAGTTGTCCATGGCGTCGGCGTGTTTGTTGGCGATGGAGTTGAACAGCCACCCCGTGCTGGGGGCGCGTTTGCCCTCCATCACCCGGTTGCCGTACTGTTTCCAGTGGCCCAGCTTGTACCATTCCTCGTTGTCGATGATCCGCTTGTCGAGACTGGCTTTGGCCGACTTGTACTTTTCGAGGATGGCCATCGCCTCGCTGATCTCCTTCTCGCCGATCGCCGGTTCACCATCCAGCACCCCGGCCAGACTCTCGCCGCCGGGGCTTTCATCTGCTGTCAGGTCAAGCTCTTTTTTACCAAATTCCATCCCATTTTCCTTTCCGCGTTCCTGTTCAAATCCTCATAAACCTCGTCTTGTCCTTTCTCGGGTCCATATCCAGCGGGTCGTCCAGCATGGGCGGCGGCTGGGTGTGCTTTGCGGCGCTGATGGGGTTCTCCATCAGCACATAGCGGCACTCATCGTAGATGTGGTCCTCCTGCGTGGTATCGATGTCCTCCACATTGCTCTCGTCATAGACGAGGTTCGGGATGGTGCGGATGAAGTGTTTGCAGGTGTTGAAGACCTGCAGCATCGGCCTTCCGTCTTCGCCGAAAGCCAGCCGATAGTGAAACTGCATCTTTCCCGCCAGACGGGTGTGGTCGCCGGGCATCCAGTGCAGAAAGTTCGGACTTTTCTCCTGCATGTCCGCGATGCTCTCGCCCCGGCTCTCGTCAAAGATGGCCGGGTCGGCCACGCCCAGGAT